CAACCCTGATTTCCCACCGATCCAAGGTTTCGCCAACAAAGGAGGTTTCAAGTTGCAGCCCCGCCGGCCATCGGACGGGGACCTGCTGATCCGTAATAACAAGCACACACGGCTGACGAAGCAAGGCCGTATGATTTGGCGGTTCCCACCAGTACTTCCCTGAGCTTGTCAGAGGGCCGTGATGGGATACCGCCCTTCAAGCAGTGAGGAAGTGATAGTGGCAGATGTGGTTCTGAGCGTTCAGCCGTTCTGGTTGTACGCGTCTTGGTTAAACGAGGAAGATTTGCTGGTGTATCGGAGTCCGGGAGTGTTGGACACCGATGAGTGCTACGAGCCTGTGCGTGAGTTGTTGAACAGCAGGGCGCACAGGATCGTGGAGGCCCGTGAGGTGCAGGACGAGGGCATGATGTTCGGGCGTGCTCTTTTGACTGTGTACAGGTGTGAGTTGTGACACTTTTGACTGTGAACGGGAAAATTCCCCCTCATTAGTTATGGGAAGGTTTGAAAGAGAGGCTTGACCATGACAGAACACCGCAGCGTGTCACAGATAAACCAGTACAACAGGTGCCCGTACGCCTACAAACTCGCAAGGATCGACAAAGTATGGCAAAGGCCGGCAGCGTGGCTGGCGCAAGGCTCCGCAGTCCACGAGGCAGCAGAGGCATGGGAGAAGTCCGGTCGCACCATGACCCTAGAAGCGGCGCAGGATGTGTTCCGTGACTCCTACGCCACGCACATCACGGAGGCGTGCGAAACCGCACCAAATTTCGAGGTGTGGTTCAAGTCCGGCCCTTACGGCGGTGAAGTTGACATCGAACGCCGGTACGGCATCGGGCTAGAACAGGTCGGGAAGTACATCGACTGGTACACCAACCACCCAGACGAGGTCATCTGGATCGCACCTGACGGCACACCAGGCATCGAACTAGGTTTCGACATCGACCTGGACGGTGTGCCCGTGCGAGGGTTCATCGACGCAGTCATCACCGATGGGGAAAACGTCATTGTCCGTGACAACAAGACTGGAAATCAGCCCGGTGATGACTTCCAGTTGGGGACATACGCGGTGGCTTTGGCAGAGCAGTTCGGTGTGCCGGCACCGCAGGTCGGTGACTATTTCATGTGCCGGCCAGGTAAACCCACCTACCCCTATCAGCTAACGGACTGGAACCGCCAATCCGTGACAGCAAAGTTCAAAGAATTGGAGGAAAATATCACCGCAGGCAAGTTCGACCCAGACCCAGAACCGTCGAAGTGCATGTTCTGTGATGTCAGTTGGGCTTGTGACTACGCTATTTGACCGCATTTTGACTGTGAACGGGGCGCTATGAGTTTTGTGACGTGGCTTAAAGAAGGGTTGGACTCAGGGTACTGCGGGCCGATGGTCTGCTTCACCCATGACGGTCTGCCTATGACCGTTGCGGAGGAAGAGGCTTGGGACGAAGGGTACGACCCCTGCGTATGGATCATTCGCCCGTACGAATGTTCCATCGAAAAGACGGCCGTCGAAACGAATCATTCCCCATCGAATTGGAGGAAACCTATTGATAACCGGAACTAAAGACTGCGTTTGCGGTGAGGAGTTACGAGGCCGGCAAACAAAATGCTCCCAGTGCTACATCAAAGATCACAGTGGTTCGTCGCAGTGCCCGTTCTGCATGGAGTGGTACTGGACGCACCGCGCTGACAAAGCGGACAGGAAAACAATGGAGTTCCATTTCGGCGGGAAGTGCCGTGCCTGAAGAAATCGCACCCCTGACGTTGTTTGAAGTCACCATAGCTCGCACCATCAGCCCAGACGGTGAACAAGGCATGATCCTGTCCACCCCAGAGAAGTTCAGTTTCGTTGAAGTCCTAGGTCTTTTAGAGGCCGCGAAGTGGCAACTGTTCAGGCAGATGTCAGAAAGGTATGGCAGATGACCCAGTTCAAAGACGATGTGAAGCTCGGCGATTTGACTGTGACCGTGTCCACCATTGACCTGGCACACACAGGTATGGGTGTGGGGTTTGAGACTTGCCTGTTCTGGAACCAGGAAAGCGAAGTGACCGCCAGGTATGAGACTGCTGCGGAAGCGATCAAGGGGCACGGGGCGTTCCTGTCCCCGGCGGTCATCGCTTACGTCGTCAGTAACTACCCGCTGCTCGCGGAGTGGTGCGGCGACTGATGTACACACCCCTACAAAGCTTGTTCATCAAAGGGAACGCCGGTGACCCTTTACCGCAGGTGTGGCAAACCCTAGAAACCAAAGGCACACGGTTCCTGCGCGGCCAACTCGCATTGATCTGCGCCGGCCCCGGTGTCGGGAAGTCAGCTTTCATCCTGAGCTACGCACTCAAAGCGAAGGTGCCGACGCTGTACCTTTCCGCAGACTCCGACGCGTTCACCCAACTGTCTAGGTCGCTGTCCATCCTGACCGGGTGGCCTTTGGAACGCACCACAGACATGGTTCGGGCTGGCGATCTGGGTGAGGCGAAAGAAGAGTTCGCTGACATACCAATCCGTTTCAACTATTCCGCGTCACCGAATCTGGATCAGATCGAAGCGTCCGTTCGCGCCTACGAAGAGGTGTACGGGGACTACCCATCCCTGGTGGTCATCGACAACGTCACCAACGTCCGTACCGGAGGTGACAACGATGACGATCCTTTCAGCGGCTTGGAATCGTTGATGGATTACCTACATGACATGGCGCGTTCGACAGCGGCGTGCGTTGTCGGGCTGCACCACGTAACCGGCGGCTATAACGATGCGGATAAACCCATACCCCTGTCCGGGGTCAAGGGTCAGATAGCCCGCGTACCGGAGATGGTGCTGACCTTGCACAAAATGACCGACGATTTCGGGCCGGACCTTCTGTGCGTATCGACAGTGAAAAACCGTGGCGGGAAAGCGGACCCGTCAGGCAATGACTACGTCGCCCTGGCATTCCAAGGAGACAACATGCAGATTAAGGACGAACAATGAGCTTTGACTTAGGTTTCACAATCGCACTATTCGTATGGATCGCAACAGTGTCCGTGATGGCTTGGATCGTGACCGAATGATCCCCTCTATAGCGTTGATCGTGGGCCTTGTGATCCTGCTGTTCGTGTGGATGGACTGGTACACCGCACGGGAAACGGACAGGGAGATTCAAAAGTTCTTCGATGACCACGACCAGACGTAAGCCGGCGAACCGGTCCCAAGACCGGTCGCACAAACGTCGCACTTGCGTGGACTGCGCCGACGAAGGCGTAACCACCGCAAGGAAAGCGCCCCACCCAGGACCGCGCTGCGCTACTCATCACCGCGCCAAACGAGCCAACAGGCGTTCGCAAACACAAGAGCAACGGTGGACGCAGGTTTACGGCATCACCGGGGACGAGTACTGGGCTATCTACCGGTACCAGCTAGGCCGGTGCTTTATCTGTGAGCGGGCCACCGGGGCCCGTAAGAAGCTCTCAGTCGATCACTGTCATGCGACTGGGATTGTCAGGGGGTTGCTGTGCAGCACATGCAATTCTCGTGTCCTGGGGCATCTCAGGGACGATACGGATGCCTTCAGGCGTGCTATCGACTACCTGGAACGGCCACCGGCAACACGAGTCATCGGAAGAAGGGTAGTGCCCAATTTTGACAATGAACGGTAGACACCGTGGAAAGTTCAAGTGGAAGAAGTATTCCCGGTACAGCGGGAACCTCCGCGATTACTGGGTGGACCCCCGCCGCTGGCCTGAGCATTACAAGGTGACAGATGACTGACCCTCTGATTGTGCAAGTGATCCACCGGTATCACCCAGAGTGGGATGCGCCTGTGGACAACGGGTATGACTGGATCAGCACGTTATGCCCATTTCATCAAGAGTCCAACCGTTCCGCGTCAGTGTCGTATGACCGGAACGCTTTTCACTGTTTCGCCTGCCCGACGAAAGGTGACGCTATCGCTTTGATCCGACTGAACGAGGAGGTGACATTTGAAGAGGCTTTCAGAATCGCAGAGGAGTTGGCTCCGGGAAGCCACCGAAAAGTACCACGCAAATCTGCCAGGAAGTCCGGGCGAAGAGTATTTGCGGAGCAGGGGGTTAGCGTCCCCGAAAATCCGGGAGGCCCTGGACAAGTTCCGCCTGGGATACGTCAGCGACCCTCTGCCTGGGCATGAAATGTTCAAGGGGTTCCTGGCGATCCCGTACCTGCGGTGGTCCCAGGAGCACGGCTGGGCGGTAGTGAGTCTGCGGTTCAGGTGCGTCGAGGACCACGATCACAAAGGTCATGGCAAGTACATGACCACCGCTGGTGACCGGCCACGGCTGTACAACACTTTGGCGTTGCTGAAGGAGTCCCCTCGTATCGCGATCACCGAAGGTGAAATCGACGCGATCACAGCACAGTTGTGTGGCATACCTGCGGTGGGTGTGCCGGGTTCTCAGGCGTGGCAGCACCACTTCCGTGAACCGTTCCTGGGTTACCGGGAGGTGTTCGTCCTCGCTGACGGGGACGATGCCGGCATGGGGTTCGCGCACACCGTGGCGGCAACTCTGCCTAACGCCAAGATCATCCCGTCCCCACCGGGAACAGATGTCAACGAGTTCGTAGTGAAGAACGGTGTTCAAGCACTGATGGAAAGGATCAAATAATGTTGACTGTGTACACCCAGCCTGGGTGCCTGCCGTGTAAGAGGGTCATCCAGAAGCTGGAAGAGGCCGGTATCCACCCGGATGTTGTTGATATCAGCGAAGACCCGTTGGCGAAGGAGTACGTCACGAAGTTTCTGCAAGCGAAGTCCACCCCTGTCATCGAAGCGCCGGGGTTCGATGCGGTGCTGGGTTACCAGCCTGACAAGTTGAAGGAGATCATCAATGCGTTTCGAGCTTAATTTCGCTGTCGGAGTGAACTTCCCGCGCTGGGTGGAACGCATCCACGATTACGTGTGGACCGGTGATGACGACGATGAATGACCCGGTGTCCCCGGACCACTACCAGTTCCACAACGGTGTGGAAGTCATCGACCTCACAGAGCAGTTGAACTTCAACCTGGGCAACGTGGTCAAGTACGCGTCCCGCGCCGGGAGAAAAACAACTGACCCCACAGAGGATTTGAGGAAAGCGCAGTGGTATCTGAACCGCGAAATCTACCGATTGGAGCACCACGAATGACTTGGCTTGTTGCTTGGTTCATCCTCAGTGTGCCCTTAGGCATCTTGGCGGGCAAGTTCGCTTCCGTAGGAAACCATGATGAGTAAACGGATTGTGATCCTGCCTGACACACAAATCCCGTATCACGATCAGCGGGCTATGGCAGCGGTCATCAAGTTCGTCGGGGAATTCAAACCCGACGAGGTCATCCACATCGGTGACGTTATGGACTACCCGCAACCATCCCGGTGGAACAAAGGGACGGCCGGGGAGTTCGAAGGGTCTGTGTTCAAAGACTCTGAGCTAGCGAAGCAGAAACTGTTCGCGCCTTTGCGGGCGGTCTACGACGGCCCTATCGGAGTGCATGAGGGTAACCATGACGAACGCCCACGCACCTACCTCTCCAAGTACGCCCCGGCGCTGGCTGAGTCTGGTGCGTTTGACATCGAAACCCTTTTGGATTTCGACGGGTTTGGTGTGAAGAAGTTGCCTGATTTCAACAAGGTGGCACCGGGGTGGTTGACCACCCACGGGCATAAGGGCGGTATCAGTTTGTCGAGGTTCGCCGGCCACACCGCGTTGGGTGCGGCGGTGAAGTTCACAAAGAGTGTGGTGATGGGCCACACGCACCGCATTGGTCTGCTGGCTCACTCGTCAGGGTATGGCGGGCGGGTCACTAGGACTGTTCACGGGTTTGAGGTCGGAAACCTGATGGACATGAAGCAGGCGCACTACCTGAAGGGTGCTGCGGGTAACTGGCAGCACGGGTTCGGAATATTGACAGTGAACGGGCAGCACGTTTCCCCGGAACCTGTGTTCATCAACAACCGTCGATTCACTGTCGACGGCCACACTTGGGAGGTCTGAATTTGACTGTGATCGAAACGTACGAGCAGCGGTGGGCACGCAGGGATGCGAAGTTGCAGGAGCGGCTGGCTGACATCCCGTCGAGGTTCACCAACGAGGCGCTGTATGAGGAGCGCCCGGTGGGTTGGGCGGTGCAGAACGCGGAGCAGGAGTTCTTCGGCACCAGCTTTGATGTGTTCCAGAAGCAGGTTCGTAAGGCGGCTCAGACCGTGGCGTGGCAGTGGCCTGGTGTGTTGGATGTCGAGGACGCGGAGCAGGAACTGTGGTTGGAGTTGATGGACCCCGGCACTATGACCTCCCTGCGTGACTCTTTCGATGACAAGAATCGGCAGAGCGCACTGATAAATATGGGTCATCGCATCGGAAACAAGGCCCTGAACGAATACCAAATCGCTACAGGGAATTTCAAGTATTCGGTGAATAGGGTCAAGGAGATTCTCCAAGACGCTGCGAACCAAGAGCAGCATCCTGAAGTCAAGCTGCTCACACGTTCAGACCTGTTCAGTCTGACGCGTGGGATGGAGATTCTTCGTCAGAAAAACGCCGGCCACGCAGACGCTATCTCGTCCCGCTACCGGGAAGGAAAAATCCCCAAAGGTAAATCAGCCATAAACAAACTGTGGCGTGCGCTGACTTCTCTCACAACCCACATGAACCGTTCGTACAAACAACAGTACGCGGAACGGTCAGACGGTCCAGGGACACGCAAGGCAATCAGCAACGTGGCAGCGCAGGTGATTTCGGCGAAGCAGTACGCCGGGGATTACTCAGACGGGCGACGGTGATGAACATCCTTGACGCTCTGTTCAACGGCATGGGCGGCTCCGAAATGTACCGGGAACTATTCCCGCACCAACCACCAATGCTCATCCACAACTGGTCTGTGACCGACCGCGAAATGTACTGCGGTGGGAGGTCCGCTTGACTGAGTACGAAGAGCGGTGGGCCCGCCGGAAAGTCGCTCTAACGAAGCGGCTGAACGATATCACCGAAGGCAGACGGGCAGCAGTTACCGACAGTTGGGAATCCTGCCGGCACGCCTCTGGGGAAACATGCGGCTGGTGTGGCCGTGAACTGAAATCCAAAAAAAGTAAAGCGTCTGGTTTCGGCCCGACGTGTGCAAAGAAGAGAGGTATTTAGTGACAGAAGTTAATTGGGGACCGACAGGTCAACTCGTCTACGAACGAACCTACAGCCGGGTCAAACCGGACGGCACCAAAGAAACGTGGCCCGAAACAGTCGAGCGGGTGGTGGACGGCAACCTCGCCCTGGTCGATGCACGCCACCAACTGCCCGGTGAGCGAGAGAAACTCATCGAAATGATGAGCAACTTCCAGGTGCTGCCAGCCGGCCGGCACATCTGGGCCTCAGGGGTCAAGAACGCCCAGCACCTTTTTAACTGCTGGGTGGCGGGGTGGACCGACAAGCCCTCTGACCACTTCGAATTCACGTTTATGAGGCTCATGGAAGGTGGCGGGGTAGGGGCGAACTACTCCAACAAATACCTGGCCCAGTACCCGGCGGTGAAGAACCCACTCAAAGTCGAAATCGTCTGCGACTCAGAGCACCCGGACTACCAGGAGCTAGCCAAGGCCGGGTTGCTGTCCATCGACTACAACTCTGATTGGGCGGGTGCCTTCCAGATCGAAGACTCCCGTGAGGGCTGGGCTGCCGCCCTGGTCGATCTGATCGACACCCATTACCGGGACGGTGTCGAACACGATCACCGGGTGTACGACGTAACCAGGGTGCGGCCTGCCGGGGCCAAGCTGAAAACCTTCGGTGGTCGGGCATCGGGGCCGATGCCGTTGGCGAAGATGCTGCAAGAAGTGTCAACCGTTTTGACGGGCAAGGTCGGTTCCATGCTGACTGGGATCGACGGCATGGAGATTGACCACGCTATCGCCCAGTGCGTGGTGGCCGGTGGTGTGCGCCGGTCGGCCCGTATGGCAATGATGCACTGGGCTGACCCCCAGATCGAAAAGTTCATGGTCATCAAGCAAGAGTCGCTGTCTCATTGGACAACGAACATCTCTGTGGAACTGGATGACAAGTTCTGGTATCAGGCCAAGCAAGGGCCGGCGTGGCACGCATCCAAGGTGATGAGTCGGATGGCTGTTGGGATGGTCAGGAACGGGGAACCCGGCTTTTGGGACTCGTCCTACTCCAACGAGGGTGAACCCAA